GTATTCAAAAATTGGTGGAGTAGCGGACGATATTTCACTTGGACACGCAGCAACAATATGTGGTCAGTAGGGTGCTTTTACGGCATAGGAGATGAATTAATAAAGAAAGCCTATGCTGATAGCGAGGAAAGTGGAAGAGAGTATGAACGCATCGTGAAATACGTTGAAAGCATACTCAATGATAATGCTATTTCTATCTGAATTTGCGAAACGAATTTCTAAAAACTTTAATCGTGTATGCACTTGGTGACAAAATTGATGAAGCGTAAGTAGCCTTTTTATTCCTCACGTTCATTGTAGGACGTGAGGGAACTTATCTTTACCCACTAAAACAAACCAATTATGAAAAAATTATCAGAACTAAGCACAAAGCAATTGTTGTCAGTAATTGAAGCAAATGCAAAACTTCAGGACAAGCTTTATCAACTCATAGAAGATTCGGCTATGTATTGGGTGAACGAAAAGTTGAACTACATTCGCGATTCTCTAAAAGATTGGAGCATCGGATTTTATCAGTGCAACTTTCTCAAAGTCGCAGACTACGTGGATTTTGTAAACTCCATCGTGGAGTATAAAACTGATTACGGCCTTTCTGACAAGTGCGGCAAACTGTTGTCGCAATGCCTGAAGCTACAGGGCAGCAACCTCTTTGAGTATTTTGCCGAAAAGCTGAAAGAATTAGTCATCGATGAGGAATTTAATACCGAAACGGATATAGACTACAACAATAAAGAAATGTTGGAGGTCTATGCCGAAACTTATTCGGACCAATTCGATGATTATGTGATTGATGACAATGGAAACATTGTTCTGCAAACCATTGTCGGGCATGTAGCATAAGCAACGCTCAAGCGTATTTGCACACGCTTGAGCAACAATAATATTTTTAACCAATGAAAATTAATTATTATACCTTCTATGCCGTATATCAAGGCAAGACACGTTGGGAGTTTAAAACTCTATCGAGAGCAAAACGCGTATTCCTATTCCTTATTCAAAAAGGTGCGTATTTCAAATCTCATTACATATATGGCAAGGCGAAAGAGGACGTAGATATTGCTCTATCATATACATTATATTATTATGATAGTCAAAGTTTCGGTAAGACGAAATTAACAACCTGTGGAGAACTATCAAAAGCTGGTTTTACTTACTTTCGCTAAATCTCAAAAAGAGTAACCTTGGTGGCTTGGGTGGTTCGATTCCACCTTACTCACAAGCATATATATGAACTGGTTACAGGATATTCTTTTCAGGTTTCTTTGCGACATTCCAACCACAAAAAAATGGTCAGAAAGCAAACCGAGTAAACCACAACTAAGTGGTGCGAGAAAACGCAAAACCGAGACAACGTAACCGCCCCATATCGTTATTGGGTTGAGCAAAACAACTAAAAAGCCGGAGGTGCAATCCAAGCACCATTGTAGAGGAAAACCGTATACAACAGCGGACGGTCAGGTAAGCCGTAAAGTGAGAAAAACACTTGACAAAAAAATCAGCTCATCTATAGCTATTGTTTTTAGATAGCTATAGAACGTTCTTGTTTGGTGTGAACAATAAAGCCAGACGTTGAAGCTAAACGTTAAGATGCTCAGAAAAAGGAGATACTCTGAGAAGTTGCACGTGTGCATAAGTCAGATTTATCCAGTTGGGAGCGAAACGTACACCTCGCATTTTTTTCGTTGGGCGATAACGTTAAGCGCATTTTTTTAGAAACCTTACTATTAAATTACAACCAAAATGGACAACAATTTTTTGACTTCGATAAGGCGAAACGAAGAAAAAGTAAGTATTCTTGACCTTAACTGCGATGAGTTAAGAACACTCTATCAAGAAATATCTTTTGGTAGCATTTTCTCTTCTGATTACGAAAACTCTTTAGGGGTTGACGAAGAAGAAGTTTACCACTATTCGGAAATGTTTCTTGAAGACATGTACCAACAAGGAAGAGAAGAATCTTACAATGAAGAGGATTTTGTTCAATTTATAACAGATTATTGTTGATTATTCTCTTCTCTGTTACTATCATTTAATTATTATTATTACATTTGCACCATTGTTACCAATGACGCGAATGCTATTTATTAACCATTTTAACCAAATTATTATGAAACCTACGAAAACTTTGTTATGTTACGTTTGGTTGTTCGACAATGAAAGCCCAGACAGTATTACATACTGTTTGTTTAGTGAGCCAAGTGACTTTGGCATCTTAGGAAATGCCCTCTTTATTGGTGGCCTTTTCTTAAGTGTTTGCTTTGGTGCTGTAGATGAATTGAAGATTGTTAGCGCAGTGCTATTCATTCTCGCTGTTGTTGGATTGATTATAATCATTATTGATGCGATTAATAGAGTTCGTGCAGGTAAGGCACGAGCTAAAAGTAGAATTGAAAATACTACTTTTGAAATTAACGTAGAAGAAGACAAAATCTGAAACAATGACTATAATAACAATAATTGTAATTTTTGCAATATCAGCTTTTGTCGCCCCTAACATTGTTCTCTCTCTCTTAGGAGCGTGTATCGTATTACCATTAAGTGTATGTATTGGACACTTCACGGTCGAATTTATCGATAAAATAGGACGTGAATTAATCGAAAGAACGTATAAGTTTATCGAAATTGGAGATAAAAAGTATACCGTGTACAATCTTCTTAAAAAGTGTTCTGAGGAGATATCTAAGGACGGGAATTTTGCTGCTAACGAAAATGAACGTTTGTTTATTAAATCCGACTTACCTTTTGGTGATAAAAAGCCTACTATAGCGGTTGGGTTGAATAAAAAAGAATCGAAAGATACATATTTCTTGTATTCTAAAAATGGCCAGTTCGGACTATATTATAAGGATAGTAAAGAACCTATGTATATCTTCGATGACGAATGTAACGTACATAAAGTATGATTAAGCCACTTACCACTTTGTTGTGGTAGGTGGTACGCTATTAACTTTAAAAACAAATATAAAATGGCTATTACTTTATTAGAAGCGTTCAGAAAAAAGTACCCTGGTTATGCAGACAAGGTTGCAGAACGATTCCAACTTGCTACAGGTAGTGAATTTAGTTGGGATAACATGACAAAGCCAAATTTGGCTGATTATGTTGCCTTCCTAAGACAAAAACTCGCGGGTTCAACCGTTCGCACATCTTGCGCACAGCTTAAATCCGTTCTTGGATTGTACGAAGAAGAATATCCTCTACCTAAAAATTGGAGAGATGCACTCTATCAGAAGAAAGATTCTTCACAACAAGTATACCTTACAGAAGATGAGGTTAGCTTAATCGTGAACAATTTCACTCCTACAACGGAAAACGAATACATAGTGTATTCACGTTTCTTGTTAGGTTGCTTGACTGGTGCAAGGCATTCAGACTTCATCAAGTTTAGTAAGGGTAATATTAGAGAGGACGGAATGCTTTGCTATGTGTCCGTAAAAACGCATATAGAAGCCAATGTCCCCGTTGCTCCTATTGTTCCCGAATTGATAGAAATGGCTTCACAATACAAGGAAAAGGAAATTGCAGATACAACATTCAACAGAATACTTCGTAAAATTTGTGCTGATGTTGACATTGATTCAGAATTGACTTTGTATAGAAGAGGTACGTTTACAACATCTCCGAAGTGTGATTTTATCTCTTCTCATACTGCGAGAAGAACATTCGCAACAAACCTCTATCTTAGGGGTGCTGACTTATACTCTATCTCAAAAATGATGGGGCATTCTTCTGTAGATATGACGAGTGGTTATATCTGTTGTGGATTAAGAAACCTTTCACCAGAGATAAAGGGGTACTTTGAACAATTCGCATAAGCGAATATCCCGTGCATGGTTGCTTCGCTGTGATTCAATTCCATAGACGGGAACAAATTACTAACTTTCTAAAATCTACTATACGGTTAAGTCAATTACAATGAGAAATGAATTTTACGAATGCGAAAAGCATACTTCATACTGGCGTAAAAAGGCAATAGATGCAATGCCTTGGGCATTAAAAGTAGTTGCCGTAGTTGGCGGTTACACTGGCTTCGAAAGCTGGGACGATTACGAACTCTGGCGCAACCAGAAATAACAAAAAGCCCCACCTTTATGTGGTGGGGCTAACCACGAGATTTAAATCTCGAACTTATCTACAAGTAGAAATTATGCTCATAAGAGCGTTTCAATCCACAACCCTATCAGGGTTGACAGCGCAAAGATAAGCATAATTTCCACAAGTTGTATGATATTCAAAAAATTATCACTTAAAAATTTGAATATGGCATACTTAAATAAAAAACAATACGACTACCGCAGAGAATCAGCGGCCGCCCGCAATCTCAACAACGAAGAAATTGCGATTGAACATGGCATGAGCGAAGAGCAAGCAGAACTCATTTCTAAGTTATGCTCAATTCGCCACAACTTCCACTGCAATATAGATAGTCTTGTGAAGAGTAGCGAAGACAATTCAGTCTTTGATGAGATTGAGAACATAGAAGACGCAATCAACGAGAGCGGACTTCCGCAACTGAATGTTGCAAGCATGCTGCTTGATGCTGACGATATGAATGGACTTATTTACGAATATGGCGATGACGTACCAGAAGACCATAATAGCCAAGAGTTCCAAGATTGGTATGACGATAATTATGCTCGCATTTACAGCGAGCTTGAAGGAATAAACAAAAACATTGAAAAATACTTGTCAAGCATTGATGCGAAGTACGGAACACTTGGTGTCCTGCTGGGTATTTAAGATTGATGACATGAATAATCTATGAAAAATAATACATGGGGCGGCAAACGCCCAAACGCTGGCCGCAAGGAAGTCGGTGATGCCGTACTTTATTGCAGCATACCGAAGCAGCATACCGAAGAAAGCATTAGACGAAATTAAGGCAGCAGCAAAAGAACAAAACCTTGCAGTAGGTGACTACCTAATCAAGCGACTCGGATTATAGCAAAAAGCGTGACGATGTGTCACGCTTTTTTTTATTCAAAACTCTTCATATACCGCCATATCTTGTTGCAAGGCGCGTCTTCGTCCTCAAAGAAAAACGCAAGACCTGTTTCTAAGCGATGCAAACAATGTAAAACGTATTATTACATTCGTCAATGGCAGTGCTGGAAGCATTTGCTTATCACAAGACTTTGACATCTAACAAAATTTTTTGTGAAAAAACATCACTTTAGTAATGTTTATTGCGATATTCTTTGTACTTTTGAAGTGCATTTCTAATTGAGAAATGATTTTTTCACAATTGGTTATTAAATGGTTAATAACGAGGGACTATTTTAGTCCCTTTTTTTATGCCTTATTCTTAAATTTAGCGTACAATGGACAATCCTTACAAGTCAGAGGTAAATATGTGTGAACAGTCTTATCCTCTTTCTCAACTTCGTTTTTCTTCATTTGTGTAAGGTCTGCATATTTCATTAATATATCAGCGCGTTTAGGGTTGTTTGCAGGCAACTTAAATGCAATTCTAACCAATTCGTTCATTACATCTTCCTTGTTCATTAACTTAGCGGTTTCGATATTGTTTTGCTCTGCTTGTATTGCTTCATCTACAGCTTTACTTGCTTCTAATTCTGTTTTCTTCTTAATACGCATTAAGTAGTTTGCGAAAACTTCTCTATCTACTATTTCACGTATTTTCTTTTTGTGCCATGTTTCGCTATAAGCTGCACCTAAACCATAGCACATAACATAAGCATCTTGTTCCTTCCAACCCATATTAATTAGGTCGGCCATAGCTCTTTCTCTTGGTTCAAGACCAATCTTCTTAATTTCGCTCTTAAACGTTTTTGTATAATCCATGTGTTTATTTTTAAAGGATAACCGAATTTAATCGGTTATCCATATTATTAAGCCTTAATTCTTATGGCCTTACCAGAGCCAGATGTAGAGATTACACTATCGAATGACTTACGGATTGATTCTGCTGCAACCGTATTTGCTCTCGTATTCGCTTCTATCAACTTTGATTGTTCTACAATAGCATTTAGTTGCCTTAGTTGTGATTCTGCAACCGCGTTCATTTGTGGAATACTTATCTCCACAAGAGATTGAATATAACCTCTACTAATACTAACATCTGCGCGTATAGCATTAACATAGGAAGCTAACAAGTCGCCCGTTTCTTCTGTTAGTCCTTGCGCTGATATAGTCATAGAAGAACTTGCACTTGTTGAATCTTTCAACGACCCACCTAACATTTGATTTAGCTTTTCGTATGAATCACTCAAAAATGGAACTTTCGGAGCAACTTCGTTGTTCATGTAATCGTTGATGAATTCAAGAACCTTGGGCATACTACCTTCTAAATCATTCATATCAAGTATACCTCCACTTCCGTTAACACCAAAAACTTTCTCTTCAAGTCCAGTAAGCAAAGGTTTGATAGAATCTTGAATAAACATATTCTTTACTGTTTCTGATAATATTTCATCAACAGTCTTTTTAAATGCTTGGGCTGCATCTTCTCCATTTTTAAATGCAGTTGTAAGCGAATCTCCTAATTTAGAAGCCCAACTTGAAATGTCAATACCATATAACTCTTTCGCAAGGTTTTCTGTAAATTCGCGAATTTGTTTATTCATGTCCGATATTTGGTCGCGGTAGTCTTTTATCTCTTTTTCATTCTTATTACTTTCATTTGTTTTCTTGTTTAATTGGTATTCGAGTTCTTTACGTTGCTCAAGCAATGCTGCATATTGCGCTCCGTATACAGAAATATCCTTTCCACTATCGAAACCTTGTTTTTTTAATGCTTCAAGCACTTCTTTATTTCTGAAAAAAGAAGCTGATGATGCTAATTGCTTTTCAACCCAAGCACTATTTAATTTGCTTGAATTTGAAGTAATCTGATTGTAATAATCAGCCTGTGATTGTAAACGCGCTCTCTCTTCGTCTAATTTCTTCTCGTAGCTATCAACATATTTGACACCTCCATCAGATTTTTCTAACAAGTCTATAATAGCTTGATAACCGTCACCGAAAAAATCAGCTTTTCCAGCTGCATTTACTTGTCTTTTCAATTGCTGGTAATCCATTAAAACATCTCTTTTCGCGCTTTCAGAACCTAAAGAGTTTTCTATAGAGTTTGAAATCTGATCTGCTGCTGCTTTAATCTGTTTTGCACGTTCTTTACTTTGATTAATCTGTATTTCAAGTTTCTTGTCATGCAACTTAGCAAATGCGTTCGCAATGTTTAATGGTGTTGTAATGATAGACATTGCAGCACCGAAGAAGTCACCGCTCATGATACTTTGGAAAGCATTAGTCATACCACTACTAATATCTCCCATTACATCAACTGCAGTAGAGAATGTTTGGAAGCCTTTATTATTCTCGGTATCACCGCCAAATGCATTGATAGTTTCTCCTAATGTATCTCTAAATTGAGCCATTGATTCGGCAGCGTTTCCTATCATACCTAATGCGCTACCTATCATATCTTGACGCGCTTCTTTCTTCTTTTGATTATTACCCTCTTCTTCTGCTTTTTTGTAATCTTCTTTCGCTTTTTTAAAATCTTGTTGATACAACGCTTTTGCTGCAACTTTCATTGCAGGTGTCATTTTAGCATTCTTATCTACAGACTCTTCATTACGCTTAGCAGTTTCCATTTTGTTAGCAGCATCATTCTTACGCCCTATTGCTTGGTCGTATCTGGATTTTGTTATGCCACTAAGACCATTGAGAAAAACAGAATTATTCTTCCTATTCTCGTTAGCTTTTTGCGCTTGCTCTGTAATCTCTGTACGCTTTTTATTGTAATCATCAGCAGTAATAGTACCTTCTTCCAAACGTTGGTCAAGAATAGCAATCAGTTCTTCTGCAATTTTATTCGCATTATCAACTGCAAGACTATAGATGTTATTGAAGAGTTGACTATAATCTCCTCTCTTAGTAAACATCTCGTCCATTACTTCTCCTTTTTCCTTATTTGCATTTAAGGTGACTTGTGCTATTAATCTGTCTGATTGACTTTCAGGGATAGTCTCAGATATAGCTCTTTGCGCATTAGTTGTTTCCTTTATAGCCTTTTCTTGCTGAGGTCGTAAGGCTTCTATTGTTTTGTACTGCGTAGAGTTTTGGTAATTTGTTTGAGCCTTATTGTAAGAAACTGTAGTCGTGTTGTATGTATTGACTAAGTTTTGTCTTTCATTCTTCTGCTTTGGTGTCAAATCCTTACCATTCTTCTTGTCGAAGTCAGATATAGCAGCCTTTGCTTTATTCATAACTTCCAATGCTGAACGGAATGCGCGTCCAATATCAGAATTATCAAGTGCATTTTGCTCATTTTCAATCTGAACGCGTATACTTTCTTGATTTGCTAAAGCATTGTTATAAGTTTTTGTGGCAACCCGATTATTGTTTGCGCCCTCTTTTATGGTCGCAATATCACGCTTCTCTTTCTTTGATATATTATCAATACGCTCAGCATAAGAGAGAGAATCTTTGTATAAGTCAGAAACTAACTTGTCATTTTCGCTTCTTATTTCCTTTGCTACGTTTTGATAGGCTTCAACAATCTTCCATAAACCATTTGTTATTTCAGCGTTATTGCCAAAATGAACCTTTAACTCCATTTCGTTCATATTGAGAATATTGTCCATTTCTTTATTATCAACAACACGCCCTGTCTTGCGCGAAATATAGTTATATGCTCTCGATTGCAATTCTGTTTTTTGCTGCGTTCTATCTGTTCTATTAGAATCAATGCCAAACGTCATGATGCCTGCCATATTTCTATCAAGGCCACCATTAATAAGATTGATATACCTATCCCAAGCTTCTTCTGCACGTTGTAATTCTGTTTCAAGAATACTAACTTGCCTATCTAACTCATCTTTATCAACATTGAAGGAAATGTCGAATAAATCTGATTGCAATTCGTCTTTAAGGTTCTTTAAAGCGTCACTTTTAGGACTTATGCGTTTAGAGAGATTACTAATAAGTTCCTTGTACTTCTTATTAAAATCTTCTCGTGAAGTTACATTTTTCGGAATGTATTTAGCTGCAACTAATCCACTGTTGCGGATTTTATTTAAAGCTCCAATATCGCCATACAAATCTCGCAACTTTTCGTACAAATCCTTTACTTTTTTGAGTTGCTTAAATTCGTTCTGTAAGCGTTTTTCCTCATCACGCAATTTTCTATTTAGTTCTTTAGACTTATTCTTTGCGCTCTTATCATTACTCTTCTCTGAGTTCGATTTTTCGAGTTCTACATTGTAGAAATTTTTTAGAATGTCCTTATACCGATTTCTCTTATCTATTGCGTCTTGTAGTTCGGCTGCTTGCTTGTTACCATTCTTTTTATTGTATTTTCTTAGAGCGTCAATTTTGTCTGCTAAATTCTTTTGGTCATTTTGTAGTCGTGATATAGTTTCTAAAATATCTTCACCTTCTTTTGGGCCGATAGCTTCATATTTAGCCCTTGTAGAACGAATAATGTCATGCCCCCAATTTTTCCCGTCAAGAAAATCATTAAAATCACGTTGGAAGCCATTGGCCTTTATGTTTGGTTTTGAAAGACGAACAGATAAATTGATATGAAAATCTTTGCTATTGAAAACTCTCTGTATCTCATCAGCCAAGAAAGGCCATTTTGCTGATATTTCAGACTTCGCATTATCAAGTGCTTTCCTCATACCTGACTTTGAACCGTCTTTTAATCCTTCCTCTATCTGTTGCTTAGTTTTACCTTTAAACTCATCAGTGTATTCCGACATAGTATCTAATGCTTCTTTGTAGATACCAGTATCGAATAACCAAGTAGCACCCTTTGCAGGAGTCATTCTCGAAGTTAAATCAGCCATAACCATGTCAATTTTGTCTTGCGACCATTGTTGTTCCGTGGCCATGTCTTTAATTATTTTTTCAAACTTCATAAATCCCTTATTGTCTAAGTTATTGAAGTTTATACCAAGTTTTGGCTCATTCTTTGCTTTATCTTCAATGAACTTATAAAGGTCGTTAATATCGTTCTTGTATTCACTTATTTGTGTCTTTACAGATTTAGTAAAAGTTCCTCCATTAACAAATGCAAATCTAAAGTCATCAAATATACCAAAAAGTTTATCGTATGAATTAGTGCGCATTACATCATCATGCATTTCATAAACAAGTGCATTAAGGCTTAGAAGACCCTTCCTATATTCTTCAATAGCATTCCTATACTTAGGAACTTTCTTGTAAATATTATCAAGAGCCTTGTCTAATTTCTCAGGGTTTATATTATCTATTTCCTTACGAAGTTTTGACATTCCACCTATCATATCATTAAGATTATGTGAAGCAGTATCACTCCAAGGATACCATTCTTTAGTATATTCCATAGCATTATGGGCAATATTAAAGCTTTCACCACCACTTAGTGCTTTTTCTGCTTCTGCTGCATCTTCTAATGCCTGCTTATAATATTTTAATCGTTCTGTACGATTTAAAATATCATCTCCTGAAGTGACTACCCATCCAAGTTCTAATGGAGCATTTTCCAACTCTTCTTTGTATGTTTGTAGAAGTTTATCTATCGCTCTATCATCATTTGAATTGATTGCTATATCAATAGGGTTGTCCTTGACGAATTTTGAAAATTCTTCATAAGCTTGCTTAGCACCTTCTATACTATCTTTTAAATTTTTCTCAAACTCTTCTTTTTCTTGCTGCCAATTAAAAATCAACGAAATTATAGCAGAAATAGCTAAGAACCAACCATTAAAACCAGTTAACATAGTCTTGGCAAATTGACCAAATGAGTTTGCCAGACTAAGTACACCTATTCCACCTTTAATTGCTCCTCTATAAATATTCCCCAAAAGTGGTGTTGATTTCATTGAAGCTTTTTGCGCACTATCACCAAGTGATATTATACGCCTACTAAGCCACCCTATTTTATTACCACCTTCAATGATTTTTCTTATGCTATCTGAACTTACATTAGCACCCAAAAGGTTCATTCTTGCCCTTTGAAGCAATAACTCTCTTTGTTCAAAGCCCGTCATAGAAGAACCACCAGCATTTAATCCTGTACCTCTCAAAAGCGCTGGATTCACTGCTGCCGCCTTGCTATTTATAAGTTCTCTATTCCTTTCTCTTATCTTTCTAATAAGATTATTATATAGCTCTGTTTCTTCCCTTAGCGCAGTCTGATTTGCATACGAAGCAGCTAATGATGTTTTAAGCCCATTGGTAACACCATTAGTCATTGCATTTAATAGCCTATTTTTTGTTGAGAGTAAAGCGTAAAAAACTAATGCGCCAACTGCTATGTTGCTTAATAGCTTCCAATTTTTCACGAAAGCAGTCATAAAAGAAACTATCCCTTTTAGTATTCCTTTATTACCTGCCTCTATTTCAGAATACATAATCTCTATTTGGTCATGAAGGTTTGACCATTTACCACTCAATGATTCTGAAAGTTTCTCTTGCATATTATAGAAACGACCACCAGAATCAGTCATTTCGTCTAACACAGCCTTTACATCTTCAAAAGCGACTTCTCTATTTGAAATCATTTTAAAGATGTCGCCAGCAGAAACAGCTTCTCCTTTAAGATTAGTGAACCTTTTTGCGAGTGCATCTACCATAGGTATACCTGCTTCTGTAAATTGGCGCAATTCTTGTCCTCTTAAATAGTGTGCGGTAAAAACCTGACCATAAGCAAGAATTATTCGGCTCATATCAACACCTACACCTGCTGAAATATCTGCTAATTTCTTAGTAGTGCTAAATATATCTTTGTATTGGAATCCGAATGAAGTAAGTTGTTTGGTGTAATTAGTCAGTTCTCCAAACCTAAACGGAGATTTAACTGCGAGGTCTTTTATCTGAGTGTATAATGTATTTGCCTTATCCATGCTACCTAACATAGCGTTAAGGGCGAGTTTTTGCTTTTCAAACTCACCACCAATATTGATAAGGTTCATAAAGAAATCTTTCAGCACGTAAGCAGAGAATACATTCTGTAGCTGGCTTTTTAGCCATGACCCCTTATTACCGACTTCCGCCAATTTCTTTTGAAGTCTCTCTAATTCCTTTTCAAATTTTTCAGCGGATTTTTTTTGTTCTTCTGTAGCTTTCGCTTGTTCTTTTTGAGCAGATGATAATTTCTTTTGTTCCTTAGCAGATTTTTCTTGCTCTTTAAATGCCCTTGTTATCTCAGCTCTGCGAGAATCGCGTGCTAACCTTTCCCTTTCTTGTTGTTCTTTCCATAAAGCCGAACCTTTTTGAGCAGGTTGGTTTACAGTCATAACATTTTGCATATTACTCATACGAGCAATAGTAGCACGAGTAGCTTCTGCTTTTCTTGATAAGGCATCTAATTGCGCATTTAGTCCACGGATATAATCAAATACAGTACCTTCTTTTACGCCATGTGCGTTTCTTATCTTTTCTTTTATTGCTGCAATTTGGCTCTCATACTTATTAGCAATATCTGATAAAGTTTTTATGATATTACCATTATCCTTTGAGACAATTCTGTAAGATAAAGGATTTTCGCTGCCTACTCTTCTCTGTATCTGTTGATTCTTTTGAAGCTCGCTTCTGTATAAGCGCATTTGCTCATGAGCAACACGAATAGCGTTAGAGAGTTCTTGAACCTTACTGGCATTAAAACCAAAACCAGTAGAAGAAGTTTTTTTCATCTCTTGTTGAAGAGACAAAATTCTATCACGTGCAGCCTTTAAACCAATAGACATTTCTCCATTGGCTCTAAGATTAGAAAATCTCGTAACATTGCCTACTGCTTGCTGAGATTTTGATATAATCTTATCGTATGCTTTCTGTAATCTTTCTAATTCTTTTTGTTCAGAAGATACATCATTTGTACTACCACTTTTTTTCTTACTCGAGTTAGAAAGAGCCTTTTGGCCACCGCTTGCATTAGATGTCGTATTCTCTTTTATATTAACATCTATAGGCTTAGATAGTGCATTTTTAACTGCTTCCACTACACCACTCGTGTCAGCAGTTATCTTTGCTATATAAGTCCCCTTATCAATAGCATTCTGTATTTCTGAAGCTAAAGTAGATGTGTTTGCTTTAATGTTAATAGGGTATGACTTATCAGATGTAAATAACTTATCTACACTCTGCTTTACATCATTCGCGTTAATCTTTACTTTTATTTCTAAGTTAAGATTTTTAGATTGTCCTACTCTGCTTAATTCAGCATTAACATCTTTGATTAAGATTCTTGGCTTTATGGTTGCATTAAGGCTCTTAATCTTCGATTCAATGGATTTTACACCATTGCTCGTAGAATCCTTAAATTTTATTTCGTAGTATAAATCTCCGAGTTTACCCATTAGTTAAAATCGCTTAGGTTAATATTTAGTTTTTTTGTCGCGTCAGAATACTTTTTACGCCATTCATCGGCAGCCTTTTTAACATCGTCGCGTTTAGGTTTCTTCTCTTTGTTCTTGTCATCTTTTAGATTCTTATAAACTATGACGGGGGCATCAGATGTAAGCAGTTGAATTTGAGCCATAGTATAGCCCCAATAATAGCCCCACATCTTTACAACGTATAAACCCCAAAAGAAACTCTTAGGCTCTATTAAATGAGAATATTTCTCACCTAATGACCACGCAGCCCCGATTTCCGTTCTTGAAGGAAACGTTCGGTCTCCTTCCTCGTCATCGCCATCATCGTGTCCTTCATTCCTATCATTAATGTGGTAAGCAGATAATAATTCTCCGCACCCAGTTTTTTTTTACAAAGAGACATAAGTGGTAGATATTCTTCTTCGGTATATTGCTTTACGTAGTAAAACCACCTCCACAAAAACCAATAGAATAACTTTATTGTCCAAAATCCATTTAAGACAATTAGCGCAGCACATTTTGCTCCAACCTTACTTTCTTCTTTCTCTTCTAAGAAAACCTTAGATAATAGGTCTCGCACCCCACCATATATCCACTTCATTTTTACCTTTCTATTTCGTAAGTAGACAACATCTGTAGAGTCGTGGATAACTGCCTTTAAAAGTGCCTGAGCTTCATCATCAGGTTGCGTAATAACTTTTTCCTTAGCCATATAAATAAAGAAATAGCCCAAACGGAGGCTTGTAACCCCCCATTCGGGCTAAGGATTATAAAATCAAGCCTTAATTGACTTTGATGTTACTTCAACTTCTTGACTTTGTTCTTTGTCAGTCTGTTGTGTTACTTTTTTTTTAAAATGAAAATTTCATCGCCTGCAGAGTTTGCTCGCGGTGTCACTACGCACTTGAAATAAGCAGGGTTATCACCGTCTGCTGCATTCAAACTTGAAACAATGTGAGCATTAGGTAGTGCGATAATTGTAGAGTGGTCTTCTGAATACATAATTAGTGAACCCTTTACCACCTTTGGGTCAAGATCGTAGCCTTGTCCTTCAAATGTTGCACCTTCTTCAAATGCACCAGCAGTACCTTTTACCTGAGAATGCTTGTTAAGAAGTAAATCATTGATTACACCATCTACGCTCGCAACGTTGAATGAAATATCAGAGTCACCACGTTTGGTTCGTTGCGCCCAAATCTTACCAGTTGTAAGTTTAATTTGGGAAACGTCTGGAGCACCAGTATCGAAGCTAACACCGTCATCAAGCACGGGTAGCTCCATATCTACCGTTACGCTTGCTCCTGAAATATCAGCAGCAGCCATTTCTCCAGCCTTAAAGTAGACTTCCTTCATGCTCGAAAAGAGCGTTGCCAAAGAAGTAAGTTCAGTTGTTTTAGTAAGTGCCATATCTTACAAGATTTAAATTTTTATTTGTTTAAAAACGATTTTATTAAGCAATGGAGTCGTTTTGTTGTAAGCACGTGTTAACGCTCCTATTCCATTATATTCAAGAAAAGCGAAATATTCAACGCCTATAACTACAACCATAGACAATCCTTTTTTTTGTGCGCGGAAGTTCTTTAGGAAATCGATTGAAGTCTGTGTAGCAAACTCGTTACTTGTTTCAACTTTACCTTTAACAGCTCTTGGAGGTCCTTCAAACGGATTATTTAAATAAACCTTCTTGCCATATTTAATCTTCTTCATTAAAGCCTTCCTATCCTCTACCATTTCACCATTGACGTATTGTAACAAAGCACCGTCCTTGTAGATACCAACAGTGAAAGACGTTTCAGCATTGCCTGTAAAGCCAGACCATGTTTTTTTGCTAATAGCGTAAAGGATTATATGTGTAGCGCAATCATACATTCTATCTATGGCTTGTTGCTCAAAACTCTCCTTGAACAACTTTATTCCATTTCTGAATGATTTTAGATTGTCTGATAGATTGCTCATTGCTTAATTCTTAGATAAGTTAAAATAGACAGTAGTTCCAAGATTTGTAGGGTACGAATCTGTGATAAATGCGCCTTTTGTCAATCCAACCAAATCTACAACATCAACAAACATTCCTGCCGTGATACCGCCTACTTGCCCTGGTATTGATAATGCGTAGTCAGCTCTAACTACATTATCCTTACCATTAAAAGTTCGAATAGAAGAATTATCATATTTCCTACATTCGCCTTCGTAAACTACAATTTCCTTTCCACTGCTGAAATTGGTAGGTTCGTCTCTGTAGTATATTTTACACGTATGAGGCCACCTTGGATTACTAACTGCCATTTTAATACCTATCTGTAGTGTTTATAACTAATGATGCTTGAACGAGCCAAATAGTGAAACCATTACCATCATCACCATTTAACACAACTCTTGGACTTGTTAAAGTAAATCTATCTTCCTTTATAGGGAATAAATCAATTAACTTATCAAGCATTGATTGTAATAAATCAGTGGTAGAAATACCACCTTCTCTGTTACGAGAAATTAGATGAAAGTAAACTTGAGTTGACTGATAAGCACCATTGTTTATGATTTCAGAAGGTAGGCTTACAACAGATAAACTTTGTAATTGTTCACCAATACCATTCGGCCTATGCTCAGCATAAACTTTATCTCCTATAGAAGCTTCAGTTAACTTGTTGCATAAGACTTCAAGTACATTTTTTATGTAAAACCTAACCTTTTTCATTACTCAATTATATAACCTTTAGGACAATATCTGCGTGCTACACCAAAACTTGTAATCCTTACTTTGCTTGATGAAACATTTTCGCCATATAGTTTATAAATATCATTAGCCATTTGACGAAGATTCCTTTTATCAAACGCTGAACTCTGTGTTCCGCCCTCTTTGTGCTTCCACACGCCATCAGCATCTTCAACAGAACCTTGCACGCTTGGTGTAGAAGCACACCACATATAGAGGTCGGCTCTACATAAGTCTTTTGTCCTCTTGTCTAAAGTAGAAACATCTGTACCTGCTTCAACATTTCGGTCAATAAGTATGCTTGTAATTGCATTTTCCTTTACTGTAAAGCCTACAACTCCATATAGGTATTCTTCTATCGTTGTCATATCTTTTACGCGGTTACGGTGTAAATCTGCATATACTTAGGCATTTGCGGAACAAGCAAAATAGAAGTTTCACTTGTTACATACATAGCGTGGTTTTTTGAGTCGTAGAGTTGCGTGAGCAAAGTACGATTACCGTCAAACCATGCAACACGTGTTGCAGGGTCGTTCATTGAAAGTTGCTGAACAGATTTGATTGTACCAATCTGACCGTCTGGAATGAAAGAAACATTGCAAGGAGCAAAGTTTTCAATGGTTACAGGCTTCAATGCTTTAGCAGCTTCATCGAACTTATCTACTGCTGCCAAACTATCACGTGGGATAATTGTACAACCAATAATGCGTTCTATTTGCGTCTTTTTTGCTTCATCTGGCAAATTACCTGCGGCAGTTACTGCACTTGCATCAGTTACCAATGGATTCATTGATAGGCCAATACGTTTCAATACTGCGGTGTGCGTGTAAAGGTCATCAAGCAAATCTTGGGACATCTCAAAATGACCTGAAGGATAACCGAGTTTACGCATTGCTCTACGCTTCTTCTTTAAGAATTCCAACGGGTCGGCAGTAGAACCTTCATTTGCAGGTGTATGTTCACTCTTTGTCCACCACCTATTGGTTGTTGCAAGCGTTTCCTTGTTAGCTTCAGGAATGCCGAAATCGAAAGTTAAACCCTTCAAACCTTGTGGGTTATTCTCTGCGTCAATAGTAAATTGACCTGTAGAACAAATACGCATACGTTGGTGTGTTCTTGCATTCACATTAGCTTGAAGCAACTTATCAGTGCTTTCAAATAAAATGTCAAGAAGAGCATCACGAGTTTCTGTATTTAACGCTGCTTGACCGAATTTTTGGACTGCTATCATTCGCTCACGCAAAATCTTTCGGTTCATTGCGTAACGTGCCTTTTGCGTAGGAATGCGATTAGAGCCAGTTACAAATTTACCGAGACTGCGGTCGTATGGGTCGCTTTCAGAATCAACGTATGTAGGCAATGTCGTTATACCTAAATTCGTCTCTAACTGCTCGTATGTGTAATCTAACTGAATTTCAGGGTCCCATACAAAGCCGTCTGTTTGTTCTTGGTTGTATTTAGTTTTAAATCGGTCAACAAATTGTTGAAACGATACGTTACCAAGACCAAAAGCGAGGAGACTATAAAAATCTGTAGGTCTGTTATTCATATCTTAAATGTTTTTGTGTTTATTTTTCGCGAAGAGCATGAATTTCGGGAAGGACTGCAAAAACCTCATCAGGGATAGCTTCTTCAAGTCTATCTGCAAAGATTTTGCCAGCAAAAACAACTGTAGCAGTTGCATAAGTCGTGCCTTCTTCTACCCAAATATCGTTCTCCAAAAGGCCATTGATAGTTTTAGGTTCGACAGCGCCACTGCTATTAGATGTCGTTTTAACATCTTTCGCCTTAACAATTGTAGCTTCATGTTTCGCGTGGTCGAATTGAACCATAGAACCTGCGGGGATAACAGTTCCAACGGGAAACGATGAAAGATTCTTCACGCTACCACCACCAGGATATTTGTCCTTAACTTCGTACCAAATGTTCTTACCACTTCCATATTCTTTGTGGGTAGAACCAAATGTGTTAAAGCTGCTCATTTCTAAAATATTAATAGTTAATTCTTTTGAGTTGGGAATTTACCCTCACTCGCTTTTTTCTCAAAGAAAGCATCAAGAGATTTTTTTGTGATTTCATCATCTCCTAATCCGTTGTTTACTTCTCTTGGAGCACCGCCAGAACCAAAGCAATCTTTGTATTCTGCATCGTAATCTTTAAGAGTTTCTTCAACTGCTTCCTCTACAGGCTTATTGACATCAAATTTTTTTCTTGCCATAACCTGCTTCAATATATAGACGTTCTTTATACCCTTACCCTTAACTGCGTCACTCACTGCTTGTTTGTATTGCTGCTCATCTTTCAATGTCTTTTCATTGTCAAGCCTTTCTCTCAGTTTCGAGTTCTCGCTCTTGACTTCAGAAATCATTTTAAGAATTTCTTTAATAGAATCATCACTTGGTGAAGGTTTAGGCTTAATTGGTTCTGTTGGCTCGTTAGGCTTGTTTTTCAATCCTTCCGCAATGTCGTGGCTAAGTTGCCCCTCAACAGACTTAAGAATGCCTACATGTGATTCCAAGAACACATCGTTAATTTGTGAATCGTCACTCACTGTTTTAAAGATGTTTTCTACGTAAGAGTTTAATGTACGTTCGCTCAAGCTGGTTTTTCCAAGTTTTTCGCTAATCTTAGCCAAAAGTTCTTCTTTTGTCATTGTGTACGTTTTGTATTAGAACGAGTATTTTAATATCTATTTGCCTAATGCTTTTATCGCATCAGAAGTAGTTTATTGTTGTGTGCAAATATATGAATAATTATTTGCATAAATGAATTTATACGCTTATTTTTGCATATATACAAAAATATAAATATGTCAGAGAAAGAACATTAGAAGGAGATGATATATTCTCTTACGAATATATTCAACAAAAAAGAAAAAATGATGATAAAAGTATCATAGCACAAGCAGGTTGTCAAGAGAAATTCTTAGCTACCCATGCTGATATAACCATATTTGGCGGAAGTAGAGGTGGAGGTAAAAGTTTCGCTCTTTTAATTGAAGCACTTAAAGATGTTTACAATCCGTTCTTTAACGCAATTATTCTTCGTGAAGAAAAACCTGACCTTGAAAACCTTATTGATGAATCGAATAAAATTTTTGAACAATATGGTAAATACAATAGGTCAAAAGATGATATGACATGGAATTTTGAAAAAGGAGGAAAATTGCATTTTGGAATTTATTCTCAGGCATTTACAGATTTCCAAAAAAAGTATCAAGGGAAACAATATGCGTATATTGGTATTGACGAGATAACGCACATGCCATATAAAAAATTCAAATATCTAATGACAAACAATCGTAATGCTCATGGCATTAGAAATAGAATTTATGGAACGTGTAATCCCGACCCCGATTCTTGGGTTTTAAAATTCATTGAGTGGTGGATTGATGATGAAGGAGACCCAATAAAAGAAAGAGACGGTGTTATTAGATACTGCTTTATGGAAGGCAATTCTCCTTCGTCTATCATTTGGGGTGATACACCTGAAGAAGTGTATTCACAATGCAAAAGAACTATTGATAGCCTTTGGAAGATAGAATATGAAAAATTAGGCTTTGATAAACTTACGATGTTCATCAAGTCAGTGTGCTTTATTTTCGGTAAACTTGAAGAGAATGAGAAATTGTTAGCTTCTGACCCAAACTATTTAGCAAACTTGGCACAACAAGATGAAGCACAGAGAGGACGTGACCTTGGCGGTAATTGGCATATCCGTGCTGGTGGTGACGATATAATATCCAGAACAGAAATGGAAAACTTTTATAAACTTCAACAAATAATGGAGGATTATGGAAGGAAAAGAGTTTCTTGTGACGTTGCTTTTACAGGCGGTGACTCTCTCGTTATGTGGCTTTGGAATGGTTGGCATATAGAAGATTTATTTGTCTGTAGGAATAACGCACGCGTTACTGTTGAAATGGTAAAATCTAAATTGATAGAGTGGGGCGTTACAGAAGATAACATGACGTATGACCTTAACGGATTAGGTCAAGTATTCAAGGGATTCTTCCCAAACGCATTACCTTTTAACAATATGGCTTCTCCTCTGCCTCGAAACAAAGAAGAAAAAGATGTTGTTAAATCCTTATTCGGGAATCTAAAGTCTGAGTGTGCTTATATGTTCGCTCATAAACTAAAAGAACAAGAAATATCTATTAATCCAGCATTGCTTGATAGAAAATATAGCGGAGATGGTTTCGACAAAATGCCATTAAATCAAATTCTTATTAGAGAAAGAAAGTGTATACGTCAAAACGAAGAAACTGCTGACAAAAGTTTTACACTTATTGCTAAAAAAAGAATGAAACAATATGTAGGACACTCTCCTGACTATATCGAAGCTATGTTTATGGTTATGATTTTTGAATTGGCAAAACGAAAAATACGTAAAAACTTATGGCTGCTGTAAAACAACTTTTAGTTAAGAAACCTTTTGTACGCATTCGCCCTGAAAGTGCTACAAACACACCATTCAGAGAGGTTTCTCAAAGATTAACTCTCGCACCTGTTAATGACGACCAATCTTGGTATAATGTATATTCACAAGCAGATTTTATGCGTGAATATTATCCAACGGGACATAAAATATACGACAAAACATATTACCCAGATAGGTATAAAAAAGACCCAGATACTGGTAGAATCATAAAAGAAGAAGTCGTTAGATATGCTTTTTCTTTTCAACAATTAATTGCTTTAAAGCATACTGTTACACTATGCGGAAATGATATTCAGTTTACACAATCTGAAATTAATCCGAAAGAAGCAGAAAGTAATACGTTCTACGATTTTCAAATGGGTTGGCAAACACACGACATGGAGATAGCGTGGTATGAAGCTGCTCGCTCTGCTAAAATTACGGGAGATGCAGCTTTAGTTGGATATATGCACGAAGGAAAGTTTAGGTGGAAAGTACTTTCTTTCCTAAATGGAGATACGCTATATCCTCATTACGATAGTATCACAGGACATTTAACAATGTTCGCAAGAAGATATAATGATACAGACGAAAATGACAATATTCTTTGCCATTGGGTAGAACTATGGGATAGTACTTACATTTATAGATTTAAGGAAAGCACAACAGGCGTATCTGGAGCTTTAAATAAAATTAAAGAGATATTCGGAATTGACGGATATAGCTTAGTTTCACAAGAACCTCATAATTTTACTTTTGTTCCAGTTGCATATATTCGTACAGATGGCCCTTGCTGGATGTTTTCACAAGATTCTATAGAGCAATACGAATTGGCGTTCTCTTATATGTCTCAAAACAACCAAGCATTCGCATTCCCAATTATGTATATGAAGGGAGACGAGATAGAAGTCCAAGGAGACCCTATGACTGATTCTGTAAAAGTAATCTCAATGGACAACGATTCTGATGCTGGTTTCCTTAATCCACCTGACGGTTCAGATTTCTTCAAAATGCAACTTACAACGTTGTATAATATGATATTGGAACAAAGTTCTATCCCTAAGATACCTGAGCCTAAATCGGGAGATTTACCTGGTGTTGCTGTTAAGCTAATGTTCTACCAATCAATCGAAAGGTCTATTGAAGATGCTCAACTATACAAGCGTTTCATTAACGGAATGGTTAGAATATTCAAATATGGTTTCGGTGTTGAAAGTGGAAAATTTTCATCTTTTGAAAACTTAAAAGTTTCATTCTATATTGATCCATATATCCCAATGAATAATTCTGAGTTGATAAACAACCTTGCTACTGCAGTACAGAATGGCTTCTTATCTAAGCAGACTGCTTCTGAAAAGATAAGCATGTATGCAACTGCTCAAGAGATAGATAGGCTAATACGAGAGCATAAAAAAGAGCAAGAACAAGATGTTATAGCCCAATTAACGAATAAAAAAAATGAGGAGGGCAATAGCAAAAACAATGCTGAATAATGAACGTGCCATATACAAACGAAGAGCTAAACAGAGCTTTAGATTTTATAAATGAAAGGTTAGTGCTACAAAGAGCATCTACTTCTAATCTAAACAATGCTCTATATAAAGCTGCGCTCGCCATTCTGTTACTATCAAGAAAGTATAAAATTAATCCTAAATACTTCAAATTTTCTCTTTACAAGGATTTCAAAAAAGAAGTGGACAAAATTATAGCAAATTTAGCTAAGCAAATAGTAGATGATACTATATCTTTAGCTACATTTGAGGTTGAAGATGATGAAGAAGATATTATACTTCCTATTTTTAAAGAAAGTATAAACGACAACACGTTTAAAGAAAAAATAGATGATTATGCTGAACGATTTCGTAATGAAATGGAAGTTATTTCCGCTTCTTCTTTACTTCTTAACAAAACTCCACAAAACGCTGCGAACGAATTAAAAACACTACTACCAATAATCTATGGATCTTCTTTTATGAAGATTGCAAAAATTGAAGGTATAGCTTCTTTTGAGGACTTAAAAACGAATTATGGGGTAGGGAAGTATGCAACGTCTTATAATAATCTTAATAGATTAGTTACAGATACAATTGCACGTTCAAGGCAAAAACTTTTTATAAACAGAGAAAATAAAAATGGAGCAAACGCATGGTACGTGCAACGTGGTAGTTCTTATCCATGTTCTTTATGCGATAGTAATGTAGGTATTCATTATAATTCATTCGATTTGCCACCTTACCACCCTAATTGCGTATGTATGGCAATTCCTTTAAATACAAATTAATTATGAATAAATCAAAAATGCTAAGAGCACTCGCACGTAGGCATGGCTTGTGTGATGAGTGGTATAATAAATGGGACGAGTTTTGCGATGATGAAGAGTTGTTGCAAAAGGCTGAAATGGGTATGCATTTCATTTGTAAATATGACTACCCTGGCCTTGAATCTGCACGAAAGATGTTCGATAAAGAACAATTGAAAATGCATAATATATATCTTGACCAAAAGGTTTTTCTCGGTAATTTTAATGGAGAAATTAAAAACCATGACATTCTGTTAATGGGGAATACTTCTGGTATGGTTGTGTATAAAGGTTATGCAGTTGCAAACGTATATGTAATGCACAATTGCGAGTTGACTATTGAATGTAATAACCTATGCAAGGTATTTATTACAGCTTCAGGTAATGCTAAGTTGAATGTTATATCTAATGATGCTGCATCTGTATACGTTTATCGGTATGGAAATGTTACTTGTAATACGAAAGGTGATGTTAAAATCAAAGAGCGCGAAAATGTAAAAATCGAAAAGATATTATAACAAAAAAGGGTAGGAAACAATCCTACCCTTTTTATTATCGCTTAATATTCCAAATTGGTTCAGAACCACCACCTACCATGACATCAATGTTGGCACCGTTCTTGTTCGATACGGTCTCAATCCATTTAAGATTGATGAATTGAGATGCGGTTAAGTTCATTTCTTGCATATAAGCCTTGTCGGCCTTAGCCTTTTGTCTTTCAGCTTTTTCACGTGCAACTTGAACTTCGTATTCTCGTTCTTGTGTTTGTTTTGCTTGAACAACCTTTGCAGTTCTGTTCATTTCGCCAAGTTGTTCTTTGTTAGGGGTAGCCTTACCTATGATTACCTCTTTAATAACAACTGGCATTTCTTTCTGTTTTGAAAGTTGCTTGACGTATTCTCGCATTTGCGTAAGAATTTTATTGTCTATTTCGTTCAACACGGAACGATTCGACATTAAATCAAACGGAGAATGTTGCGATATGTGGTCGCGGACAAGGTTACAGAAGTAGTTATACAAGTTTACGTTAAACCAATCAACTCCATAGTTCTTTACAAGGATTGGAGACTTTCCTTTCTCTATTTGTGTGATGATAACGGAGTGAAAGTCAAGTGGTGTGTTATCATCTGAAAACAAATCGTCTAATGTTATCTCATGGCGAACAGGTACGATTTTGATAGGTATAGCATCTGTCGTTAGTGCGCACCATGTTAGTCCAGAAGACACAGGTATATCGTCAACTCCACCATGCCCGAAGAACCAAGGGTGCTTAATAAGCACGGCTTCTTCATCAGCTTCTGGGCGAACACCACTGCATGAAGTATTCATTAGCGAGCCTAATGCGATGGCTGCTAAAACAGAAAGTTTAATCTTTTTCATTTTCTTTGTATTGTTTTTTAGTACCTACTAATTTAACGGTCTCTTCATTCAAAGGAAGACATTGTTTAAAAACTCTTTGTGTGAAAGAGCCAAGTTCTTCATCTAATCACTATAAAAAGCATTTGCTCCCGTGAATAAAAGATTACCTGTTTGAACTGCAATGCGCCAAACTTCGTTACCATTGCGTACTACACATGATTGAAATTTGGTTGGCAAAAATGTATATTCAGCACTGCCAAATATCTTAATGAGGACATCATTCTCATTTTCTCCATTTCCATTGTCAAACAATCCATGCTCGTCTGTTTGAAAGTAAGAGATAACCCCATTATACTTATCAGCAAAAAGTTGATTGCCATACACCTCGTTACATGTCTGAGGTGTAAGAATGTTTTCTGATAGTCATGAAACGTTTTTGCCGTTTCTCTTTAAAAAGCCACCTTTGACGTATCCAGACTTAATACGTCTTGCCAAGTTTAAATCAAATGGCACGATTTTTGAATTTTCTTTTGTCATATCTTGTTTTTATGTAATTAATAAAAGTGTAATCTTTCTCTGTTAAGAAGTCGGGAGCAAATTTTTTTATCTCCTCTAAGTGTGCGTATACGGTACGCGGATAGGCTAATGAACCATCACATCGTCTACGCATATAACTTCTAAGTATCTTCTCTCTGTCCATTACGATAAAAGTTTATTTCTTCGTCTGTTAGTTTATGGTCGGTTTGCGCATACACGATATGTGCAGCTTTATCAGTTTCGTTCATTTGTAAAAATTTTATCACGTTAGTTGGGCTAAGGAAATATATTTGTTCTGTTACATCTTCAAGAACGTCAGCAACCTTACCTTGAAGAGGGAAAGGCTTCGGGAAATGATAGGTTTGTAATCCTAAATCCCTACGAACTGAAAGCATGAACACACGTTCTCTGTTTTGTGGAACACCATAGTCTTTAGCGTTTAGCACTGCCCAATAATTATCATACCCCAAATCATTGCATACTTGTAGTCATTGGTTGAAATGTGGAGCGTTAACCTTGTTGCATAGTGCTTTTACGTTAGCACTTCTCTCGCTGCCTGATAGTTCCTTCGCCTCCACATATCCACGAATAAAGCCCTTAAGGCAGGCCTTTGCCATCAGTGACGTGCAAGTGCGCTGCTCGCCACACTCGTCACAGCGTATTCGGTCTGCAGCCTCACGCGCCCTTTGTTGCGGTGTTCTTTGCATCAGCTAAATTCTTATAATGTTCGATAATGTGCCCAAATTCTCTGTAAGCCTCGCTGCGGCCCTTGTAGAAGCCATGTTCTTTGCCAGCAATGTAAGCCATGTACGCACCATAAACGAACCCAACAGCAGTAGAAATTATCGTTGTCATACCTTGTCCTCCTCTTCTTTGTCCTTACCAAAAAGCTTGTATGTGCGCTTCATTTCAGCATCGAGGTAGGCTTTCTCCTCCTCCTTGTTCATAAGACCTTGCACATACTTCATATCTCTGTCGAACATCTTTATTCGGTCAGGCACAGAGGCCACTCCCTTGTATTTATCTAAGCCGCACAGAGCGCGCTCGCACAATTCAGCAAGTGCCGAATAGCACTGCTCAAAATCCGTATGGTCAGAGTTTTGTATGGCATTGTCCAATATTTCATACCATTCTTTTAATCCCTCAACAAAAAGTTTCGTCATGATTTTAATTGTTTTTCTTGTTAATAACTATTTCTACTTCTATCATTTCTTTTGGCTGTGGCTTAACATCAGCAAGTAACTCCTTACCGATATAAGCACTTCCAAGACTGCTGTAGAAAAACACGCTTCCATCGCTCGTTTGGTAGCATTTAGGTTTGCTGAAGTATAGTGCGCTGCTTCCGTCAAAGTCAGTAGCGAGGTAGGCTTTAACACGTTTTTCGCTCATTGCCTATATTGTTTTCTGTTTAATCATTATCGGGCAGTCGCGCCCGTTCGGCCTTGTGTAATAGCAAGCCTTGTAGATGTTGCTTTTATCATGCTCAGTATGCGACAGGGCAAAGCGCAAACAAAGCTTGCGCTCCTTGCAGCCTTGCCCGTCACATGATTTAATTTTGCTCATTTTCGTCAAGCTCTTTAATCAACTGCTCGTAGCTCTTTCTTGTACCCACCAAGCGTTCGGTAATTTTGGATAGGGGGAAGACTTGTCCACAAGTGTATTTTTGGCGTCCTGTACCGTAAAATAGTACAACACCCTCAGTATTCTTTCCAGCACAGACTGCAACATTCCAAAATTCATTATCAACATCTCTCACCAAACAAGGTTGCCACTTTTGAGGAATAAAGTTGGAGTAGTCGCGGTAGTAGGTTGGCACTTCGAGGTGAAGGTCTTTGAACGTCTTAAAACCGATAGATTCAATTCCTCCTTCTGTAAAAGTATGGATGTGTTCTCCATCGCTACTGTCAACTAATGCAATGATAGGGTATTTTCGACAATCGCATTTCTTATCCCAGCAGATGATGCGTGCTTCGTTTCCGTCACCATTAACTATTCGTCCCTTAACTTCCTTGTCGGTTATCTTCTTCGCCAATTCAAGGTCGAAGGGAATTTTCTTAAATCTTGTTTGTGTCATTGTTGTTCGTTTTTAGCTGTTGCAGCTGATTCTGCATCAAGTTCTTGTATCAGTTGCTCGTAGCTTTTGGTAGTGCCTATAAGACGTGCGGTAATCTTAGATAGTGGAAGAAAATACTTATAAGTGCATGCGTATTCATTAAAAACCACATCACCAACTTTATTTTTTCCAAAACATACACGTATATCCCATTGTTCTTCTTGGTTATCTCTCACCAGACAAGACTGCCACATCTGCGGCTCAAAGTTGGAGTATTTACCGTAGTAGGTGGGGACTTCGATTAGGAGGTCATAGTCTGTTTCTTCATTAAGAAGAATCATACCATCATCTCTAACCGCGAACACACCTTCACTTCCGTCTTTATTCGTCACAAGCGCAACTATGTTTTTGGGCGGGTCAAAAATATCTTCATTTTCCTTTCTGTCAAAGCAAATAATTCTTGCTTGGCGTCCGTCTCGCGTAACGATGTGCCCTTTAACCTCCACGTTCGTTATTTTCTTTGCAAGTTCAAGGTTGAAGGGTACTCTCTTAAATGTTGTTCGTGTCATTCTTCTGGTTTTTTTGTTGTTCCAAGTAAGTGTTCGTTACCCTCATAGGGAATACACTGCCTCCACCATGAGCTAATGCAAACAAAAACGCCCTCCTTATCACCTAAGTGACAAAAAAAGTCACACCCCCATTTTCTATCATCTCTATCTCGCACAAGCACTTTGTCGAATGGCTTGAACTGAGGTTTGGTTTCTTTGTCACTCACTCCAAACTTGCTCCAATCGCGTTGGTTTTTAGATGGGACCAAGACACATTCTCCATTAGGGAAGTTTGCAAAAACTAAACCATCTTTTGTATAATATTTAAGGCCTCCATCATCCGAAACTACTTCAATAGGATATTTTCCAATACTAATTATATTCTCTAAAGTAACTTCACCATGAACTAAAGAATACAGCTTAGTACCTTTAGGGCATTTCTTTAAAATTTCTGCTATGTTCATTGTTTCTTGTTTTTATTGTAAGACCTTAGCCATTTATGTTTTCTAATCCAATTCATAAGCCACCGCTTTTGCTTTTCGGTAGCAGGATAGCAACTTGTTATGAATCCGTAATGACAAGTGTACGGTTCATCTTGTAGTCGTCCACGAGCATTGTCTGCATAGGCCTCGTAATAAACTTCTCCTTCTGCGCCAATGTGATGAATTTGATGAGCGTGTCATCTGACGCATGAACAATGTCTCCACGATTTACCATGTTGGCTTCAAGCTTAAAACAGAACTGCCTACGAAGAAAAGCATCTTGCTTAATATATGCTTCCATTTCCTCTTTAGAATGCGTGCCTTCCCAAAGGGAATCAGTGTGACAACCATCGCGTGCGTCATCAACCGACCGAGGAACTGCATACACAGACCACTCAGAGCCGAATAATTTTGCTTGACTATAAGTGCCATATTTTCTTATCCAAATAAGCATAGCACCATCGAAACGCGCCCAATCGTCACTTTTTACATCAGGCAAATCTGAATTGATAGGAAGAGCATAATGCCCAGCACAACCATTCGTTCCGAAATAGAACATTCGTTGTTTCTTTTCCATATTGTTTTGAGGTTATTCTTTTACTTTAATTCCGTAGTATTGAAAGAACAAATCTTCAAACTGATGGGCTGCGTATAGTGCTGCTTCTTCGCTGTTAAAGCACAAGGGGAAACCACAATACGTACCCGTACCCTCACCACGACTACCCGCATACGCGCAGCGTATACCCGCAAGCTCCGCACTACCCGCACCAGCACAGGAGAAGAGCTGTTTAATAACCATTCTCTGCTTTTTCTCCTCACTCATACGCTCCATTTCTTTCTTGGAGTAGAGCACCCAGTAAGGATAATAGCTCAATCCATCTTTATCACGCCAAACACCATTGTTAATAGCCTTTTGGATAATCAACAATTTGTAGAGTGCTTGTGCTTGTCCTTGCGCTTCTCTATCTCCACCCATACTGCCAGTAAGTAGGTGTTCTTTCATGCCCAACTTCTCACAAGCATCTGCAAAGGTTTTGATTTCGTGAAAGTCAAATACTTTGTTATCCATTGTTGTTCGTTTTTTTAGTTATGTAAAACCTCTTTCTTCTAATTCTTCTATGAGGTAAGAATCATCAAGATTGCTGATAAATCTCTGTTGTTGCTCTTCAGTGCATTCTTCAAATATATTTTCAAGCACTTTTGATTGTTGGTATTCTGAAACAGACTGAATAATGTCGGTATCTTCAATATATGATGATTTCTACTTCCATTTTGTTTATTTGTTTAACTCGTCAGCAAGGATGCTCTCCACGTATTTAACCACGCGTTCGTATTCTCTTCCGCTTTCTTCGCTATCAGCATAAGCTTTCTTTATTAGATCTTCACCATTGCCATAAAAGCACCCTACTGACCACATATTGTTGCTGCGTGTCCACGTGAAATATCGTCCACTGCTCCACCAATTTTTGAATACAATGTAATCGCTATTTTTATAGACCTTAGCATCTCCACGGACCTCAGCTTTGCCATAGACATCAGCATCTCCACGGACCTTAACATAGTCACAGACAAAAGCATTTCCATAGACAGAAGCATCTCCACAGACCTCAGCATTGCCACAGACCTCAGCATCGCCATAGACATAAGCATTTTCATAGACCTTAGCATTGTCACCGACAAAAGCATTGTCAAAGACCTTAGCATTGCCATAGACCTTAGCATTGTCAAAGACCTTAGCATTGTCAAAGACCTTAGCATTGCCATAGACCTTAGCATTGTCATAGACCTCAGCATTGTCAAAGACCTCAGCATCGCCATAGACCTCAGAATTGTCATAAACCTTAGCATTGTCATAGACTTTAGCATTACCATAGACCTTAGCATTACCATAGACCCAAGCGTTACAAAGTTGTGAGAGATTATTCTCGGATTGCACGAACCCTCCTTTATCGCCAACCTTCACATCAGAAAAATCCATTAAAGCTTCAATTCGATAAAGTGTAAATCCGAAGTGTACAATCGTTTCATTCGTTAATTTGTACTTTTTCATTTTGATAGATGATTTCTTTTGTAATTATTAATTTGCTGAATGTCGCTCTCTGTGAGTATTGATCTTCGTAAGCATCAATCTCGTAAAGGTGCGCTGCAACGGTACGCGGAAACATTAGCTTACCGTCACATTTGCGCCTTGTCCATGCACTAACTTTGCTTGATTTTGTAGTCATGTTCTGCAATCATCTTTTCAAGTTGTTCTCTGTTATGCTCGGTAATGGCTTCGTATCTTCTGCCATCGTCATAGCCCTCGGCACGGCCCTTCGCGTAACCGTCACGATAGCCTTCCTTATGGCCGCGCTCACGACCAATCGTGTAGCCTTCTTTCCAACGCGATTGTCGAAGGCGCGCCACTTCATCGGCCATTGCCTCTTCGGCTCTGTAGCGGCCGAGCTTATACGTGAACCGTAGCACGACATATAGGGTCGTGCAATAAACAAGGGCGTAAAAAAGAATTGTCAGTACGTCTTTTAACATGGGTATCATCGTTTATTGTTCTTTTTGCAGTTCGTCTAAGAGGTTCTCTGCGCAAGCCTTCGCCCACCATAATTCCTCATCGTTCGTATTACTTGCTGAGAACTTTTTAATTGTCATCCAGCCAAACCATGCTTTGCCTTGTACTGCATAGATATCCGTGAATAAACCTTCGTATTCTTTAATTCTAAATTCATAAAAGTCGTTCATTGTTGGTTTTATAGTAGTTATAACTTATTGTGTGAAAGTTTCTCGTAAATGTGAATTTCTGATTTCATGCGCTTTAAGAAGTTGCGCACCATTTGTTGCCGTTCGTCTTTGTCTCCTACGCGGTCAACCATGAGTAGTAAGACATCTGCAAAGAAGTCACTATCTTCGCAAGCGGTTTCAACATTTGGCACGTTATACATTTGTTTCGAGACTTCTTGCCATGCTCTACGCGCTAAACGTGTCTGCTCTACAGCTCGTTTCCACTTCTGCTTTTCTTCGCGTTTAAAGTCCATGCCTAAACTTCTAACACGGCTATAAGCGTCTAACAAAAATGTGTCTGTTACATCAGCCATGAGAAACGCAACATTGGTAAGAATGCGCAACTCATTAGGAATCTGATTAGTGGGTGCTAATTGCTCTTTCATAGTTTGTAAAGTCTTATTGTTTGTTTGATAGCAACAATAGCATTGGATATTGCGAACTTTTGGTGCTTATGTGTAAGGCTTGTGAAGTCCTTGCTTTTGAGCAATTGTGTGAGTTCTTTGTGCAAGCCTTTTACTACTTCTACCTCTTCCATAATAGTTACTTATTACCTGTAGAACCCAATCCGCCTTTATCCCTTTCTGAAATATCGAAATCGTTAGTTACTTCAAAGTATTCTACTTCGGGTATCGGCATAATAACGGCTTGTGCTATGCGTTCGCCTACGTTATATTCGCAATTCAAACCTTTCATTACAACGTGAACTTCTCCATGATAACCGCTATCAATCACGCCCACGCAATTTGCTTGTAAGGCGCGGTGCTTGAAACTTGACGAACGCGGATAGATGAACATTGCATAACCTCGTGGAATGTCGAAGGCAAGACCAGTGCCGTAAATAGTTGCCCTGTGTGCGCGGTCAAGCGTTTTACTTGTTGCATAAAGGTCGAAGCCAGCATCTTGTACGTGTTGTTGTTCTGGTAGCTTTGCTTCGGGAATAAGTTTTTTAGTTGGGATTATCATTTTATGAGAATAAATTAGGGTGAATAACTTTAAGAACTTTGTCTTTTGCTCCTTGATAGAATTGTTTGTTAACTTCAAATCCGTATGCTTTACGGCCTAAGTTCGCTGCTGCAAGTAGTGTTGTTCCACTGCCAGCGCATGGGTCAATTACAACATCTCCTTTGTCGGTGAATAACTCTATAAGGTTTTCAAGTAATGAGACAGGCTTCTGAGTTGGATGGATTTTTGGTGTTATATTATCTCGTACCCATTCAAAACAATTGAAGACCATACGTCCGTTGTTATTAAACTTTGGCAACTTGTCGCGGTAAAGGATAAGGCCGTATTCGCAATTGCCAACGACTTTCATATTAGCTTTCAGGACCTGTGCAGAAAAGTTTTTACGGAACACTAATGGAATGTAATGCATTAAACCATATTTCTTTCCAAGTTCTATGAATTGAAATTGTTGCTCATATTCGCAAAACATTATCATGCAAGGAGATTTGCCTTTTTGCTTAGGTTCTTTGATGAGCATTTTGCTACAGAAGTGCATAAACTCAGCAGGGCGAAACTCGCTATCACTTGAAAAGAATTGTTTGCCAGCCTTGTCACTTTCTCCGTTCTTATTGTCACCGTCAATGTACCAAGATGGATTGCTCGCGTACGCCTTATTCGCCAATTTATAGGGAACGTCTGTAAGAATAAGTTGCGCTTTGGGTAGTTGATATGTTTTCCAATTTTGGAAACTATCGTTAAATATTTCAACGTCTTTCATTTGTTCTAATTTTTAGAAAATTCCTATTCTCGCATTCTTGTAGGAGTGGTAAATCTTCTGTTAGTATTGCAGTTGGTGTTTCGCCACCTACATTAACGTACTCAGAATTGATTCCGAAACGATTGCAAATTTTGTGACGCGTGGCTCGATTGCACTTCCAAAAGATTGTAACTTTCGTGTATTTCATCTGAAAGGGTGAAAGGTGAAACCTACCTTGCGTGCATTGTTTTCAACTTCAAGATTTCGTTTCGTGTCATCTGTGTAATAGAACACAAGAGTATATTTTGCAGTTTCGGGTATATAATGCCTTCGCTTCATTGCTGTACGATACCATTTTCGTTTGGCGCTATAAGGCTCACGGAATCGAATCCTTGTTCTTTGGCTATCACCATTTAACAATCTTATGTATTCCATTCGTCTTGTTCTTCTGAGCTTTTCTTGTATAGCCTGCATCATTTCCTGAAACTTTTTCGTCTTATGGAATTTTCTGCCGCCAGCGAGGAATTTTTCAAAATCACGTTGTGATACGCATTTTGCAGCGTGTCGGCAACATTGACTGATATATGCAGCATCTTTCTTTAGTCCCAATGTTTGTGCAAATTTTACTACCGTTCTTCTTGAACAACCTAAATTCTGAGCTATTGTATCGTTATCTGTTACTGGGAAATACTTCCTGAAATACGATTCGCCATGTTTGGTTAAGACAAATCTTTTGTAGTTGTTGTCAGTTGTTATGTAGAGTTCGTTGAAATTATTCATTTTTGCGTTTTAAGCGTCTATTTTTGTCTAAGGTTATAACTTATGCGTATGCAACATGAAATTGCGTTAGGCTTAAAATAAAGGCGGTTTTACGCGTTGTTTTGCATTTGCTTCCATTCTTGAATTGAAAAACCTTGTTTAAAATAAGGTCTATATAATTCCCATTCTTCGATATTCATCGTTTCGGCACTTTCGCGTTCTTTTGCTTCTGCTTGACGTTTTCGCTCTTGCTCTTCTGTTTCGTGTTGTTCTATTATTTTCGCTCTATCGCGTAGAAACATTCTGAGGGAAGATGTTATTACAAGTGGGTCAACCGCGCCATAAAAACGCTCGTACCGCCCTCCTTTCATGAAAGCGAAGAAAAGCAACACCTCAGACATTTTCAGATAGAAGAAATCAGAAAGAATAACCCTTGCGGTGTCTTCAATTTGAAATGTTGTGAGTTTCTTCTTTACACCTGTATATTCCGAAAAATCTTTGATTTGTATTGCAAGCCACAACTCTGCCTTGTTTTCTCCGAACATGTGCTTAAAGTCAACGAGCGTTGGACTATTACCTGTAACACAACGTTCTTTTTGTTTCGCACATATCGCTTGCATACTTGGGTTATAAGCCGTCATAAGTTGTTCAGCCGTCTTGTGCTGAGAAAGGAAGTTCATTTGTTTTGTCGTCAGAGAGCATTTTTTCCCTTGCGTATTCGGCAAACTCGGTATCGCGTTTTTGCCGTTCAAGCTCATCTTGAGAAATTCGGGTGTAATTGTTGGCATGATTATTTTGTCTTAGGTTAATTCTCAACCAATTGCAAAAGTGAGTTTTGACATCGGCAGTGCCGTTGTGGTTTTTTTGTCCATTCATTATGCAATTCGTTTCAAAATCGTTTGTTTTCTGAACAACATCTATTTTCGTTAAATGAAATTGCATCGCAACGATTTCTAACCACGAGTTATCGTGCCGTAAATCATCAACTTCATTTCTTAAAAACGAAAAATCATCTTCTTTCGATGTCGGTGATGACGATGACGGCTCTATAGATGATGATTCATCATCATCGTCATCTTTTTTATTTTTATTCTTGTTTTTATTTTTATTCTTGTTTTTATTTTTCGTCATAACCAATAAATTTACCATTTTCTTT